CCCACGTAGAGGCGGTTATCTGTGCTCGTAACCCAGTCACATAAACTCTGCCAGTTGGTATTTGGTTTTGTTAGTGTGGCTGTAGTCATTTAATTAAAAAGAGTATTTAGCTCCTAGTTTTGTTGAGTAGTTATTGTCAGCGTCTTCCACTTGTGAGAAAGATATTTCACCATAGACACCAAGTTTATCTGTAGCAGGGAAACTGCCACCAAGCTTGCCAGAGAAATTAGACTCTGAATCAATGCCATCAACAGCATTAATTGTCTTACCGCCTTGGATATAGTATGCAAGATCGCCAAGATTGTTTTCATAACCTATGTGTAGGTCGGTTGCTCTTGACTTATAGTCAGAGCCAGTGTAGTTAGCGTTTGATTCAACGTTAACATAAGGTCCTGCTAATACAGGACTAGAGAATAGAGTAGCTGCAACAGCTAGTGTAATTTTTTTCATTTAAAATACGCCAGGGATAATTTGTCCAGTCGTGGCGTACGCTCCAAGAGCTGCCCAGATGCCAAGCATAGCCCAGCGTCCGTTTTGTACTTCTGCGTTCTCGTTCATAGTATATTCAATAGGGGGTTGTAAAGCGATAACTTCTGTATCGTTCATTGTTTAAATAATAAGTTGACCGAGGCGGTTACGATGAACTGTTCGGGCCGCCACGATACACTATGCTTGTGGTGGGTTTTGTGGTCCTAATAAATCAATAATTCTTAGACGTCCAGTTCCATCAGCATTCTCTGGTATAGTCATATGTCCTGTGTCTTGTAGTCGTCTTATATTATTAGCTGGTTTATTCCTAGCCATAGCATCCCTCAATAATTGAATTCTTAATGAATCAGGTATATCTCTTAAAGAACCACCTTCTTTATCATACCCTTTACCTTTTGTAAATGGTTTTAGTCTGTCTCTTATTTGTCGAGAAGTAGCTCCTGCTTGTGGACCTATCTGTAATTGTTGTTTTATCTTTGTATCCTTCATAGGTAAAACACCTTCCCTTACACCTTTAATCACTCTACCCATTGGTTTGAAGTTAGGTAGCTGCGGTCCTCCAGATAGTTTCCAGTCTGGATGACCTGGTACATTACCCTCACCATAACTATCATCATTAGCTAAAGGTCCACTAGTTTCTCTAATGTTATTAGCTGCTGCTAGTTTTCTAGTTGGTGCAGGTACATAAGGATTCTTTGGATCTTCTTTAGGTGGATCATATGGTTGACCTGGTGATCCACCTTTACCAGCTATCTGTAATTCTTCTTTAGCTTTTTCTTTCATAGCCTTAGCTAGAGCAGTTAGTTCTGGAGCACCTATTTTTAATACATTGTTGTTAGTCATATTAGAAATTAATATCGGATCGTTCTAATTTATCTTGTATGCTTTGACGATAGGCTGGGTCATCCTCATAACGTGGGTCTCCCATAGCCCTAACGACTTCTGCTTGACTCTTAAATACATCGCCTCTAGAAGACTTAGGTGGTTTACCAGTAACCATCTTACCTTCAAACCCTGACTTATCTTGATACCTATAAGCTAGTGAACGGACAGCAAAGAAAGCAGCTAGTGGATCTCCTCTTTCCATGACTTGATCAAACATCTCAACCTCTTTAGCATTGAGATTTTGCTGTGCCCATTGTAGCATACTATTATATTCTTTATCTCCTCCTACTATACCTTTAAGTGTTTGAACATCAGCTTCAGTAAAATCCTGTTGCTTAGGTACATACTTAGTCTGTGCATCTGCTCTCCACTTAAGGAACTGACTAGCTAATTCACCAGTACTTAGTTTACTTAACTCCTCTAAGGTTTCTTTAGAGAATTCTCCCTTGTCTGATATAGACTCATCCCATAAGGTATCTAGGATGCTTGGATTAGCTTCTTCAGTTTCTTTCTCTTCTTCTTGTACTTCTTCGGATTCCTGAACCTCAGTTTCGTCAACTGGTTCATTAGCTTCATTGCCTTTCTCTCCAAGCTTCTTTTGAAGTTCGACATAAGCTTGTTCTAATTCTTTAGCATCTTTATATTTACCAGCAAGTAATTCATTTTGATCTTGCTCCATCTGTTCTCCTACCTGTAGAGAATCCTGCTCTTCAGCACTTAGATTCTCTAGACTGGTAGTTTCAGTTGTGTTTTCGAATGTTAATGTTTCTGCCATTTATTCTGTAGGTGGTATCTGTTGTTCTAATTCAGCAGCTAATGCAGGGTTCTTAGATGGATCATTCATAGGTGCTCCAGCCATTGCTGCCTGTTGCTTCTGTTCTTCCATCATCATTGCTTGCTCTTGAGCTTGCTGTCTTTCTTGTTGTATCTCTTGCATACTCTTAACTAGATTCAATACATCTATACCTTGAGCTGCAGCTAATCTCTTAACTACTTCTTCTGGATTAATGTATTGTTGTAGAGCTTCTGGTCCCATTGTCTGTGCAATAGTCTGTAAGAATTGACCAAGAGCTTGTACATCTTGTCCTCTACCTAGAGAGTTTATACCAGCTACAATTGTAGGCTTGACTATATCTTTAGGTATACGTGGAATCTCTCCAGTCTTCTGGAGTACATTAAGTTTTCTGTTTAAGTATGGTACTAAGAACTCAACAGTAAGTAATCCAAATAGACCACCTAGCTGCTGTTCTAGCTCTAGCTGTGTCATCTGAACTTCTTGTGCTGTAGTCCTCTCACTGTCTCTTACACTTAAGATAAGGAATGCTTCATTTAATCTTCGCTCTAGCTGATTCATAAGCTCGTAAGCTGTACGGAAATCTGCTGTCTTCCCAACTTGTACAACGCCAATATCATCTGGTCGTCCTTGGACGATTGCTCCGTTACCTGCAGCTGCTAGTGTCTGGGGTTTAGTAGTACTTGAAGGTGATACAGTAAAGACGACTTTAGCAGCTGCTGCAGAC